GTACTTCTGCATAAAATAGAATATCAACCGCCCATTTCTTTGATAGGACTGCTGGTGTTACTACCTCCATATCTTTTAGGACGGCGGGGGTAATTACAATAAATCCCAACTCAACAACTGCACAATCTTTCCAACTTTGGACTTTCGCCCCGTCTGGTGTGGTTGTGGTTTGCTCTATTAACTTGCGAAGGGTTGCCCATTGTGTAGGGGTGAACTCAAATTTAGCGAAGGTCTTCATTTAGATAGTTGTTAAGGATGCAAGTTCTGCGTTTGTTAGTCGGGTTGGGAATAAAATAGCTTGGTTGATTCCCGCGTTTAAATCATAGGTATTATTTGCAAAATACTTACCAACTGTCAATACAGATAAAGTGGGAATTGTTCCGCTTGAGTCCGTTCCAATTAATGTTCCATTCATATAAACTGCAAAATCATTTTGTTTGTATGCAAATGCAATTTTTTTGCGACCAACTGCCCCAATTGCTCCCGTGATTGATGCTTGGACAACTCCTATATTAGCCAGTTCGCATAAAAGCAAACCACTTGTTTGAATCCAAATATATACCTCATTTCCCCCAGCACCATTTAAAGAAATTGGTATAATCCCACCACCTGAATAATTTCCATTAAAATCAAAATCAACAAATACCACCCCCTCCGTCTGCCCAATCAAACTACTTATCCCCGTCTTGCTACAAGCATCCGCCACCCTTGTGGCACTTGCTGATGTGGTACTTATATAACTCGTTGCATAACTTCCCATTTCCTTAATTGTTTAAGTATGACCATTTTTTGTTTGCTGACTTGTTGCCGTTCTTGATTGCAAGACGCACGGCGTGTGAACTTAATCCGTGGGCGTACGCTGCCGATTTTGCAGTTTCGTATACATTCCCAATTTCGTCAATTACTGGTTTCATTTTGTGTTGTTTTGCCTCACGGTCTTTTTGTAGTGTTTCAATAGTACGCTTTTTGATTTCCTTTGGGTATCGGTTCAATGCCCTTGAATGCCGTATATTCTCGCTATGGGTACACCATTCTAAATTTGCAACTTCATTATTCAATCGGTTGCAATCTTTGTGGTTTACTTCCGCTTTGTTCTCTGGGTTCTCAATAAACGCTTTTGCAACTAATCTATGCGCCATTTCATATTTGCGCTGATAATTGCCCATACTCATTGAATACTCAACATATCCGTTTGCACCGACTTTGCCTTTCAATATATATTCACCGTGTCTCAATTTTCCCGTGTTACTTATTTCGTATTTTTCGTTTACAAATTTCCATATTTCCATAGTACAAATATACGCTATTTCGTTGGTATAATTATACTACATTATTCAAATTGTGCGCCCCATAAATATACAGTATCTCCAATCGCAGCGGTATCTCCACGGCCAATAATTAAAAGAGTTGATGTGCTATTGGCTGCCTTTGTGATTGAACACCTATACCATCCGTTTCCAACATTTTCAATTGTCCCCGTTCCGCTTACAACTACTCCCGTATTAAGGTTAAAAACTGTGTCTGTTGTAGAACTTGAGCCACGGATTTCCAACCCCAAAAAGTTTTGATTACCTTTTTTTGCGTAAATACTTGCAGTATATGTTGCGCCGTTTGTTGTTGTTACGGCTTGATAAATTGACGGGTAAGAAGTTACATTGAAAGTTAACAAATCGGCATTTTGAGTTCCGTCTGGGCTTGTAGTATTATTTGCAGTAACTGTTGACCCCGCAGTACTCCAAGCCGCATTATCAAACTGCTCACTCCACAAACACAAATTCGTCGACTGCTTCTCCAACAACAAACTCGGACACCCGCCCCCGCCATTTTGATAAGTTAAGCGTGGTACATTTAAGCGGTCGGTAGTGGGGAAATAGGGTTTGGCGGTTGAGCCGATGTTTAATTGTGCGCCCCATACAAATGCACTACGCGTTCCCGTAGTTGATGTTGTAAAAACTCCCGTCGTGATGCTACCACTTGCCAAACTTGCAGTTAAACTAACACGATACCAACCATTGCCCACATTTTCTATTGAACCCGTGCCAATCGAAGCCGTATAAGTCCCATTCGCAAAATTAATTTCACCCAACGCGGCAAATCCCGTTGATATATTATAAATATATGTTTGAATTAAATTTGTTCCGTTACTTTTTAAGTAATGTGATAAAGTGTAAGTATTTGCAGTAATTGTAAACGATGCAAAATTGTGTAAATTAATTTCATTGCCACTTGTTGCCGTTATTGTGTCTGCGGTCAAAGTTCCGTTTGGTGCGGTTGTTGAATTGCTTGTAACCGTATTCCCCGCTTCCGCATACCAATACGCATTACTAAACTGCTCAGAATACTCTAACATATTCCACGGCGTAACCTCCACCAACCCCGCACTATTTATTCGGGTTCCGTTGGATGCTCGTGTGAATGATAAATCACCCGCACCCGTTGTGGGAATAGGTGAGTAAACAACATCTTCTTTGTAGCCACTCGGAATCATCACGAGTGACGCTTGACTTAGTAGATTGCTCATAAGTTGTTTAATTTATTAAGTAAGCAAGAGATACCTTCATAGTATCCTCCGTCAGTTGTAATGCGTGATTTGTAACCTTGTACGATATCCCACGCTTGACCTTTGTATAGACGATTTCGAGTGCCAATTCCGATGCCTATCATTTTAATAGCCGATTACTGATCCTGAAGAGATTACGAATCCGGTGATTTTTGATGCTCCACCTGATGGTAGATATGCTCCTTGTTGAAGTGTGATTGCACTCAATCCACGAGCTGAAAGAACATTTGTTCCGTCTACTGAGAATGAAGTGAACACCGTGTCTTCTTGGACTACAAGTGCTGCATAACCTACTGATGTGACTGTACCCGTGCCGTGATATTTGAATCCATCGCCACCAGCCAAAATGCTTGTTGAGTTGCTCATATTGTGTGTATTTTTTCTATTAAAGTTGGAGTGTATTGTGTCACGCTTGATGTTGTTTCTACTTTTAGGATTCCGATTTCACAAAGTGTTCCACCGCTGGTGCTTACACTATATTCGTGTTCGCCTTCCAAGAGTGTTCCCGTTGTGCCTTCAATGAATTGGAATTTGTTGTATCTCTCCGTTTGTGTGCTGACATCGGTCAAGGTTCTTGTCAATACGGTTTCCGTTTGTCGATGAGTGAAGGTAAACACATACGATGCTGCACTTGCCTTCTCCGTCAAAGTCAAGTACCAAAATTTGGTTTGCAGTTTATTAATTACCAACATCAATACAAAATAGCGAGTTAAGTTTTATGTAACAAAAAAGGGTGAGCAAATGCCCACCCCCTTTCTCTATGAATCAAGCGTACTTAAATTCCTAATGTAGTTACAACCGATGCTTGTAAGATGAACGGTGCTTCGGCTTCGATTGCAGATAGAGTTACTTCGTATCCAGTAGAATCACCCATTGCAGTACCCGTGTTGCTGACCATTGCAGTCACATCACAACCCAAGTCCTTACCAGCCAACCAATACTCATCGTTGTTCGTTTTCACGATTGCATAGCAACGACCTTGTGCAAGGAGTTTCATCTCGTTGCGTTTGGTTGTTGACAATCTGCGAAGTTTGAACGCAATGTCTGCTTGGTTGAAAGTTGTGCCGTTTTCAATCGAAACATTTGTAGTGTTTGTCAATGATCCGGTTGCTTTCGGTAGCTCGTAAGTGTACACATCACCGCTTACAACAGTTGTTGCAGTAACTACACCACTAACAACGGTAAACTTTGATGCAGTCCAACTGATTAGGTGGATGCTTTTGATACCCCCGATTGCTTCTTTGCAATCAAGGGTAAATCCTGATGTTAATAAACAAGGCATCCTACCTTAGATTAAAGGGTGAAATAAACGATTTCTGAAGGGAAAGCAACCTGCACACCATACTTGAAAGTGAAACGAACACGAACTTCGTCAGCATCTTGAGAATACCACATTTTCACATCTTCTTCTTCGTGAGCCAAATCAGTACCCAAGTAGAAATTGCTCAATGAACCAGCAAACAATTTGTTTGTTCCGTTCAAACCACCAACGGCGATCAACTTCATATTAGTTCCAGGATAAACCATTTCCATTTCAGTTGCAGCATCGGCTACATAGTGAAACAAATTGGCGTTCTTCAAGTTTACCAACATCAACTTGTAAGCGTCGACACCCAAGAAACAAACTAAGTCAGTTTTCGTTGCAACGGCAGCTGGAATATTTGCATAGATTTGATCCAAGATGTCATCAATGTTTGCAGCAGTTACGGTTGTGAAAGTTGTTGGGGCAGCGTTTGCCAATGTTGGAGATGCAGCAGCGATGATCTTCATCAAACCATCAAAGCGGTTCAAGTTAGGATTGCCACTTGCGGTGTCACCTTGCCACATTGCAGTTTCCAAAGTTTGTGCAATAACGGCTGCCTTCTCACTACCAATCTGCTCCTCAAAAGGAATCATTGTTGGTGAACCGGGCATAATTTGTGTTTGCATCCACTTTGCTTCCAAAGTTTTAGGACACAAAGTTTCTTCAACTTTCACAGCACCAACGGTGATGTTACGCTGAGTGAATGTAGTCACACCACTTGGATTGTAACCACAACCATCGGCTTGGAAGTAAACGGTTGAAGCAAGGATGTTCAAAGATGCAGCGGATTTTACTCCTACTTGCACTTGATTTGAAGCGTACAAAGTTGCAGCAGTTTTGTTGCTGAACAATGCTTTTACCAACAGGTCAGTTGACTGTTCGTTGGTGTAGGCGGCTAAGGAAGATACGGTAAATGACATTTTTTTATTTGTTTAGTGAGTTTTTGAATTTTGTGAGTGCTTCAAACTTGTCGTTTTTCTTGCTTGAAACGGGAGTTTTGGTTGGTTCTTCTGAAGGCAAGTCAGCAACTTTCTCGATCAAGTCGATTGCTTTGCTCATTGCTTCTTTGTGTGTGTTGTTTGATGCAGTCAATGTTGCAACTTTGGCAGTCAATTCAGCAATGGCAGTTTCCATCTTTGCAACTACTTCGTTGAATGCAGACATAGTTGCAAACTCTTCGGCGGCAACTGGATTTGCAATGTTTTCGGTTTCTGCTGGTTCTACGATTTCAGTCACAAGACCGCCAACAGTAGTCACCAATGTTCCACCTTCAACTTCGTGAGTTGCATCAGGTGCAGGAATGTTTCCTTCGGCAGTTTGAACGAAGATGGCAGTTCCGATTGCCAATTCACCTTCGTAAGAGATTACCGTGCCATCAGTCAATGTGGCGGTTGCCATCTCGACTTTGATTTCTTCGTCAGAGAATCCGAGCATTGTGCGGATTTCCTTCAATGTTTCTTTTGCGTTCATTTGTATATTAATTAGGTTTTTTGTTTAAGTGTTGCAATTTTACTTGCCATTCCATTGGCTAAGGATTGATTTCATTTGCTCAAGGAGTTGTTCATCAGCATCAACGGGAAAGTCAAAAACCCCCTCAACTGAGAATCCTTTGAACTCGCCTGACTTGACCTTTGACCACACTTCTTCGTTGTCAATCAAGTATGAAACAAACCAAGAACCATCGGCAACCTCTTCAAATCCCTTTGGTGGCATCACGCCTCGTTCACGATCAATGATGTATGATTCAAACAAGCTCACGCCATCTGCAATTGGTGTTTTGTGGTGAGTGTTCACGGCATCGTACTTGTTGCCCCTTGCCCACTTTTTTGCAATCTTGAAGATGCTCTCCTTGTCAAATACCACATAGTATTCACCACGAACATCATCCCTTCGGTATATGGGTAGGTCGGCAATCATTGCTGCACCCGTCACGATGCGTTTCTCTTCGTCTTTGATTTCAAACCTTTGGGTGATTTCTTCAAATGCAAGAAAGTCCTTTTGTATGGCTGGAGTTTCTACCAAAGAAACGAACTCAATGCCCGTTTCCTCGTCAAACTCGTTGATGTCTAATTTGTAAACTGGTAACTTCATCTTTCTTAAATAGCACTATTTGACAACGGACACTTTTCTCGTAGTATCCACACGATCGGTTGTTCTGCGGATGTCACCTTCAGTCACAAATACTTTGGTGTCAAATCCGCTTACTTTTGGAAGTGATGAGCTGATGTTTGGTGCTGACATTTGTGGCATTCCACCGCCATTCATTTGTCCGCCACCTGATGGTGCTGATGTACTTTGGAATTGTGTCTTTCTGATTTTAGCCAATTGAGCAACACCAAACAATGCTGCTGCCGTTGCTTGTACAAATGGATATCCAGGAAACACTTTGGTGATTGGTGAATCCGCTGCCGTTGTGAATGCGTTTTGTGTTCCTTCAATTGTACTCAACACGGTTGAAGCATACCTCATCGCTTTGTTGACTTGGAATGCTCTCTTTTGAGATGCTTCGTCATTAGTTGCAAACGCATCAGCCAATTCACTAATTGTATTGAAATAGCCAAGTGTAGATTCAATCAATTCCGAATGTTGCGTTTTGATAAATAACCCAAACTTTTCTCTATCTGAATACTCTTTTTTGTATTGTCCTTCTTGCAATACAACTTGCTGACCGGTGAGTTTCTTTTCAAATTCCGCACTATCATAAATTTTCTTCCGCCTGATGCTATATGCCAAATCAATGGCATCCATCAATCTTTCTTGGTGCTTTTTTAATTGTTCAAGTTCTTCTTTGTCCGCATCTTCTCGTGCTTTTTTTCTATCGTCTGCTGCCTTTTTGTGGATATCAGTAATTGAAAGCGTGTATCCAGCAACCGTGTTCCTCAGCGTGTTGAGTTGTTTCTTGGTTTCAGCGATGGCTGCATCCGCTTCCTTCTCAACCGCCTTTGGATCAAACACCAAGTTCGCAAGTCCACCGCTAAATGCTTCCTCTAATCCGAAATCTTGCCCCAATGCCTTTCCAACTTTGTCAATGGTCATCAACAACAAAGTCAAAGGATAAGTCAAAAAGCGAATAACTCCTTGAAGGATATCTTTGTTTCTTTGAGCAGCATCAATCTGAGCTTGTTTCATTGTTTCTTGAGCCATCAATTGTGCCTCAAGTTGTGTGATTACCGCATTGGTTTGTTTTATTTTTAATTGAAGAATTTCTTCTTCGGTCAATCCTTGAAGTTTCAAGATGTTGTCTTGAGCATTCAGCGTATCCAGTTTGTCTCTTTCTAATTTCTCCGCTTTTTGTGCATCTGCCAAAAGTTTCTTTTGCTCCTCACTCACACCACTCACCGCCTCTTTGATGTCATCCCAATATGCAACAATTGCCCCAAGAGCAACAAGAATCAATCCGATACCCGTTGAACCAATACCCGCTTTGATTGCTGCAAATGCTTTCTTTGCACCGCTGACAACATCTTTGAAGATTGCACCGAATTGTTGTTGAATCTTTCCAAGTCCTTCAAGACCTTGTGACAACGCCATTGCACCTTGCAACTTGATCATCGTCTTCTCGAAGTCCTTCGATTCGTTTCCGAACAATGCCATTGCCCCTTGTGCTGCTGCAAATCCATTGGCAACACCCGAAACAACTGTATTTAATTTGGCAAACTTATCAGGATTGACCGCTTTCACACGATCATTGAAATCCTCCATCCTATCTCTTGCACCGGCAAGTGCTTTTTCTGCCTTGAGTGCTTCAGGTGAGAACTCACCGAACTGCATCACCGCTTGTTGAGCTTGGATGGTCAGTTCCTTTATTTCGGACTTCATTGATTTGAAGTCAGGTTTTTTGACGGTTAAGTCAATCGTTGCGTTTAGTGCCATTAGTGTCCTTCTGCTATTATGTAAAATTGAACGCCATCAGTAGTGATGACATCGTATGAATGATGTGCTGTTTGTGTGTGCGTGTCGCTGCCGTCTATTTGTGCAGCAGTTGCCGTGTCAATGGTCACTTGATGTCCGGCTAATGGCTTTTTGATAATCCAAGTTTTACCACTTAGTCCAGTTGGATCAGGTAGAGTAATTGTAAAATTCCCGGCAGTTGTACTTGCTATTATCAACCAATCGTCTTTCGTTGCCGAGTAGTTTGCTGATACGGTTGTAACTGCACCACCACTCAAATAGTTTGGATACATCTCGTAATTGCCGATGTAGAGTGTATCAGGTTTGGTGACTGTGAAGTCATCGCACAATATCGCACCACTTCCATCCGTTCCCGCTTGGAATGTTGTGTTTGAAGAAATGACTGAAAACGCATCTACTGTGTTTTGGTTCTGCACGATGTTGTCACCTTGAATAACACCAGCACCACCTTGTCCAAGTCCAATGTTTACACCTTTGATTCCTGGTTTAATTGGATTATTCCCCCCGGGATAAATATCTCCAAGCGTTTCACCTTGTTGACCTTGAGCAGTTCCCGCACCAATTGTCTTTGTTGTGATGGTTGCTGGTTCGACAAACTGAGCCAATAAGAACTCACACAAATACACGCCATCGGTTATTGGGTTGTAATCTTCAACCTTGTTCAATCTCCAATACTGTCCTTCAAAGAAATACGCATCAGCAAAAGACAAGTTCAACCAATCGTTTGGAGTAATTCTAAAATATGCCCTGACCAACTTAGAGTTTTTACTTGTGATTTCCGTCAAAAACTTATAGTAAAATTTATTGACAAGATTCACATTGGCGTATTTGTAACCAGCACCAATACCGATTTCTCTCGGCATACCAAACAGTATGTCAAAGGTTGGATTGGTTATTGAATTATAATGCAATGTCAAAGGCAATTGGTTGCGATATGAATAATCTAACCCAACACCAGCGTATTGATTCCACAACCGCCAATTCACGCCATCCACAAGACCACTATAATACATTATTCTCAAATCGCCATCTTGACTATTTGGCATTTGGGACAAGACAAAATTCTTTTGAGAATTGTATGATTTGATTTGTGTTGGCGAGAAAGCAATGTCAATCTTCTTTTCGTTTTTTACAAAATCATTGTCAATTTTGTAGGTGCGTGAGCCGTATGTTGTTTGATAGTTTTGTTGATAGATGACATTGGTTTCATCCTTGCCTTCCTTATAAGCAAATACATAAGGGTTTGCATCAAGATCACCCATCGGAATAATATCCAATGCTTGAGAATAATCTAATTTTTTAGTCCAATCAACTTGACTGCCATTGTAGAAGTCATCACGGGGAACAATCCGCAGAACTTTTGGTTGGTCTTTGGTTGGTTCAATGTACAAGTTGAACATCTTCACAAAGCTCATAAAGATTTCGCTTTGCTTGACCTCCGAGTTTAAGAACATACTGAAATTAACCGTTTCCCCCACGCCAAATGTGTAGGCACTTTGATTGCTTTCAATGTTAGAAGTTGCCAACAAGTCCAATGAGAATTGTGCGTTGGTCAAGTTGTATTTGTTTGCATCGTCATACACCTGAACCAAGCGAATGTCGACAACCGAACCTTGTAGCAAGGTGAATGGAAATAAAGTTAATTGTCTATTGGTATTTGATCCGATGTTTGGTGTGACAGTCAATGTGTCTTTCAAAACACCATTGACATACAAGCCAAACACTAACCATATTTCTGCGGGTACAACTGGAACATATCCGGTTGATTGATACAACATCAACAAGTCCAAATCAAACGCATAGTCACCACCAACGGGAAGTGTGTATTGTCCAGTTGTGTTGTTGTAGTTATTGCCATTGTCATAATTGCCACTCGTTGAATCGTTCTGAAATATCAAAACGGAGTTCAAATCAAGAGATTGACTTGTGGTTATGCGTGAAGCTTTGAACCTTCGACCTTCCAAAACGGAAGCATCTGCACTCAATGGCGACGGGTTCGGCATTACTAACCTCTTGAAATCCGTGCTATTGAAGTACGAATCATTGGTATAACTAAATCCCGAGTTTGTGAATATCTTGTCAATAACCGTTTTAGCATAAAGACAAGGAGTGAACTGTTTGGTTTCCCAAACTGCAATGTTTGTGGGATGACCTTTGTCAATCATCGCATACACATAACCTTCTCCAAGTGAGAACGCTTGAGTGTTTCCGTTTTTGTAGATGGATGTTGCCCAAGAATCAATGATGTTGCCACTTGACAATGTATGATTGTACTCGGTGAAATCTAATTGGTTTAATTTTAGGTCTGCAATGTTGGTAAATAAGTCAGCCGTCTTGCCGTGTAGTGAACACTCGTATTCAATCTGAGTTGAATCCAGCACATTGATTTGAATCAACCTGATGAATCCACGCAACTGCTCAACCTCGTCAAGCAAGACCACCACATCCGCTTTCTTATTCGGATTGAAGTCGGGTGCAAACTGCGTTGATCCTTGAATGTTTTGCTCAATCTCAAAGATGTGACCAAACAATTTGTTGTTGGCAGCAGTACCAGGAATAAGAACTGTCTTTGTGTATTCGCTTGACCTTGATTCGGGTGACTTGATGTCTGCGATTGACTTGGTGATAAGAAGATCAAAGTTGTCATACAAATCCAATCTGCGATTGACAAAAGTTCCACCAAGTGCCTCAAGTTTATCAATCCGACAATCGCCTCCTTCCACAAACGCATCATTGGTACGACCAACAAACGCTGCTTCGATTTGCTCTAAATACGAAGAAGGAATCCCAACATATAACTGGATCATAAGCGTTGAGATTTGTCAGCAAACGACAAGGTGATGTCAAGCTCAAGGTTGAACATCTTGTCTTGCACACCCTTCTTTTGCTCGTAGGTTGCATTGTCAATGTTGACTGCATACAAAGTGCCGTCATACATATAAACAACTGGTGATTCAATCAGATCTTTCAACCAAGCGGATTCCGTGTCATCAATCCAATTGGAATTTAACTTGATTTTCTGACTTGCTTTTGTATGGTAGTTTGAACGAGTGCGAACGCTTGTGGCATAACCGTATGTTGCACCGAGTGTGTACGGATTGGATTGGAATTGCTTTCTCTCCACCTCAAATGTATCTCTGCGAACCATATTGAAACGGAAGGAATCAAATCCTCCCAATCGGTTCATAAAGAAAATATCCGTTGTTTCGTATTTACTACACTCGTCTTTTATGTTGATGCGATAGGTTTCTGATTTGGCAGTTCCACCAAGTTTCAACACGACATCAAAGAAGGTTGCTCCACCGGGTATTGTCAATTGGCTTCCCACGGGTATTCTCACGACCTTAGACGAAGGCAATGTAAATGTTTGGGTACTTGCATCGGAGTATGTAATTACAACGCTTGTGGCATCACCTTTCAAAGCATACAACCAATCCTTTTGTGTGCGATGGATGTATCTCGTTCTGACATTTGTCAAGAACTTCGCACTTGATGATGTGGCAAGATATTGAGCTTGTGCGTAAGTGACCAAATCAAACGGATTCAAGGCAGCATTCCAAATCGTTCCAGTTGCGGAAGTCAAGTTCAAATACTCCGTGATTGTTCCCGTTGCAGATGGTGAGTACTCATACCCAAATTCAACCGAATAATCGCTGAAGGAATCCACACAACCGCTTGGTGATGTATCTGCAAAGTTCCAATTATTGCTGACATAACTTTCCATTATGCGACCAATGTTGAACACCCCCTTGTTTGTACTTCCAAAATAGATTGGTGCTTTGAGTTTGGCAATTGATGTTGTTGCTACTTTGACATCGGCAATGAACTTGAAATTGTCCTTTGTGTAAATACCACCTGATGATTCCGTAATGACAAAGTTTGTGTCATTGAAACCGGGATGATACGAATCGGGTTTTTGGGTGATTGATAGAGCCACGATAAAAAATAGCGGATAGGTAGTTGCGTTCCAAATGCGCCCACTTTTATTTGATTGCGCCTATTTTGCACAAATTGCACAATAATGTGTCTTATAGTACCCGAAAGCATATAATTTGTGCGTTTTATACCACATTATACCCGAATGCGTATACTTATGATGGACAAATCAGACATAAATACTTTGCAATCAGTAGTGATTCCCAATACTTATCGCAACAAATGACTTTTAGGAATGAATATACTGGAAAATTTCATTCAGTTATTCGGGTAACATTTGCCACTAATCCTATAAATTGGCAATAATTTGAAATACTGCCATTTCTTTGTAACAAATAACCACCACTATTTGTTACCGATTGGGATAATTTAGGGCATTACAATTGATACTGCTTGGTATTATACCGTTCGGTATCACAACATCTCGTTCAGACAAGCCACGATGTACGGATTGAATCCTTTCCCGGCTGCATCCTCCAATCGTTTCTGCCGTTCTTTGGTCTTGGCTTTGTAGAACGCCATCGCATTCAAGAACTCAATCAATGGCATATCAAGAATGAAGTCCCATTTGGTGCGATCACCTTTGACAATCTTGTCAACTATCTCCAGCCAAACTATTGGGGATTGGTCAACTGCTCCGTCATATCCTTCATCTCCTCCTTCAAAGAGCAAAGGATATTTTTCAATAACTCGGGATAAACTTCCAAAAAAAAAAGAGCATAGGTGTACGGAAGGGGAACGGGCAAGTGCATCATCAACGCACATTTGTCCTCATAGTGTGCCTGAGCATCAACGACCTTCTTGTTCCTTCCAAAGAAATCCACCTCAATCGATAGCAACGCAACAATCTTGTTTAGCGATTCAATCACATCTCCGTTGAATACTTGCTGGAGTTCGATGAAGTGGTGACCGCACATCTCGTTTGGCGTTTTGGCTAACTTGAAATAACGACCACGCAGTTTGAACATAAACTGAATGGGTGCTTTTGGTAGGTCATTCAAGAACGACAACTTTGCAAACTCGGTTGTGAGCTTGTCCAATGTCATTGACTCGACCTCATCCATTGAAAGATTCAAAGCAATGGCAAGGATGTTCATCTGCCTCTCAAGGTCAGACATATCACGACAAGAGTGAATCTCTTGTAGTTGGTGAATGGTTATGTTTTTCCAATTCATATCGTTTCAATTTGTAACGGTTTGAGCAATGTGCATTTTTTACACTATGCAAAATAAAATGTTCCTGGTCTATTGTGAGCTTTGCAATCAACGGCAAGTGCAAGAGCCATCACACAGTCATCGTGTAGTCCGGGCGGTGCAGTATATCGCACACCCGTTCTTGTATATTCAAATTCAAAGTTCTCCATCTCACTTCCAATCGGTTCTTCAGGGAAAAAGACATCGGTTTGTTGCACCGACATCACCAACCCTTCAATCAGTTGTTGTTTGCTTTGGCTTGTGAACTTGAATCCCTTCACTCTTTGACAAATCCTTTGTAGTTGTTCAACGATAGGATCTCCAACACCAGTACTATCAATGAACGATGGTGTGTTGCCAATCAGTTTGACAATCCTCGCTTGAGTGACTGACCAATCCGCTTGGAATCGTTCGCAGAAACTCACGCAGTTGTTTGCATCCAGTCCGATGATTACCGTGTAATCCGAATACTTTGCCAAATCCACACCCCACGCAACAACGGGCATTGATGATATTGGTCGGTAACATTTGCGGATTGCATCCAAGCCAAACGGATTTGATTTGTCATCGGCTGGTTCTGCAAGGTAGAGTTCACGGAATACATAATCAGGTAGATCACGCCTCGCTTGTTCAATCTCTTTCTCCGAGATGATGCCTTCCCTTGCAGCATCGTATGCCGTTATTTTGAAATACTTGTATTCTGCTTCTCCTTGCCTTGCTCGTTCACCTAATTTATAGAACCAATTCTTCTTGCCTTTGACATTCCCAATCAGTTTGCATTTGCCTTGTGTAGCAGTCAGAGTTGAACGGAGTGCGTACCACGATTCCTCACGCATCCTTGATGCCTCATCAATCACGGCAGCGTACACATCATCACCATAAAGGTTGTCCGGTTTCTCACCTGACTTGAATTCAATCCTTGCACCCGTTGGCAAGGTCAACAATAGTTTTGTTTCGTTGCTGATAAAGAAGTTTTTGTCCGTGACTTGGTTCTTCATCCTTCGGAATGCAATCTCTGCTTGTTGGTATACTGGGGCAACCCACCACACGGACTGACCATCCTTGCATTGGAGTGCTTGTTCAAAGAGCCAAATAATATGTGATGCGGTCTTGCCTGTCTTGGTACTCGCAGCCGTAATAGTGAAACGGGCATCGCAATCAAGGATGTCTTTTTGGTAGTTGGTTAGATATGGTCGTGTGTAATTTATTTGCACAACGATTTGTATAACTGCAATCTTGTCAAATTGTGTAGTTCAAGGTTGTGATGCTTTTGGCAGTAGTCGTAGTTGCTCAATCCCATTGACTGACGAACCGAATGACCAACATCAATCAGTTTTTGGATGGCAAGTTTCCAATCGTTGCGTTCTGCAAACAACACCCCATCGTTTCCTAAGTGGTACATATACGGATAGACATCAGAACAAATGATTGGCTTCTTATACGCACTCGCCTCAACTATCTTCAGCTCAGATTTGCAGTTGTTGAACTTGTTGTCTTGCAACGGTGCAACCACGATGTCAAAGTGACGATACACCTCACCATATTCAAACACCGATGTACCTTCAACTATCTTTGCATCAGGCATACTCTTGGCAATCCGATTCCAAATCTCTCCTGGTGTATAACCGCAAATGTAGAACTCAATGTCAAGTCCTTTGATTTGGTCAGCAATCAACTTCAAATCCTCTTCGTGAGTTACTCCACCAACCCATCCGACCTTTACTTTGTCGGTTCGTTCCATAGGTTCGGCTTCCCATTGCTTGTGTGTGTAGTCAAGACAGTTGGATGCTATGACAACATTCTCATTGATCAAGCGAATCTCACTTGCAAGGTGCAGAGTTGTGGTTGTCACCGCATCAGCGTAATTGATAGCATCCTTCACGCATTGCTTGATTCCTTTGCGATATGCCCAATATGCCGGGTTGTATTTTGGGAGAACCCAATAGTCATCAATGTCCACAACATAGGGAGTGCCTGAATCTGCAATCTTCTTCAACACATCATAATGCTTTGAACCAAGCCATCGTGAGAATATGATCACATCAAATGCACGATAGTCAAGGGTGAGCCATTCTTCTTGTGATTGGCAAACGCTGACATCCGCTTGTCCGTCAATTTGCATCCGAAGATGTGGCGTGAATAATCGGTGGTAAACTACACCATTCATTCCGTCAGTTAATATCAGTAATTTCATAGAGTTTTAAGTAGGTGATTGAACGCTTGATTCGTGACATAGTCAAAGCCATTGTTGATGGGGATGACATTCGGTGAGTGAACGCATATCTCAAGCAATCGTTTTACCTTCATTTGTTCTGCAATGGCGTAGGTGCTTGACTGATTTCCGATGAATGCCTTTGAACTGCCAATAATAGTTGCCAACATCAAAGCATCTTGGCATTTGAGAAGTTCACAATCCAACTGCCATCTATCGGTGAATGCAATGTACTCATCTTCGTATCCAAAGAAAACGCACTTGTGTTCCTTGAGTGGGAAATAGTTGATATCATAATTGCGATAACGAGATGTGAAGTTCAAAAGTATCTTGTCCGCAAAGTACGGGATAGGTTCAGTCGCTTCAATGCAAGGTTCGTGAAGGTCAGACATTAATTCGGGGTACACAAGAAAGTGATTCCGCCTTAAATCACCAGCAGATAGATTCAATCCGTGATTCCTGAACTTGTCGAAGTTATATCCAATGTCGGGGTGTGAGTTCATCTCAACGCTTTTAATGTACAATTGATGCTCAAGCAAGGGTTTAATGTATTCGTACGATTTTAAGTTCATACAGTACCCTCCGCTTGGATGACCTAAAACAGTATTCTGCTCACGGAATCCGATGTGGAAATCTACCGCACCGTGCAACTCCGCAACTCGCTTGGTTGCCGTAAGTGAATAGATCAAATCACCAAGATGTCCGGATTGTATAACCCTCATAATTCTTGCAGTATTTGTTTGACCTCCAAATAGAACATCAACTCATTGCGATTCTGCCACGAGTTATGAGACAACGCCTCAATAATTTGGTCAACTGCAACCAATGAGCAATCCTTGACCGTCAACGAGTTGTTGAACGATTCTTTGATTTCTTGTGCTTTGTCTTGTGATGTCATTCGTTGGGCAGAATTGGGATGGGCATCCAGTACATCACATTGATCCAAGCCATTGTGTTTTCGTCAATCCACATATCGTCAATAAACCGTGCAAGTTTGATTTCGCCATCAAAGGTTGCAACGATTTTAAGTTCTCCATCGTACGGTGGGAATGTGTCCTCACCTCTCCAAGTTTTTTTCATCAAGATTCAAAGTTATTGTAAAGTTTTTAGATTGGATTGTTTGGTCAATGGTTTCTTTCGGTTTGCCTTGTGATCGTGTGAGCAACATCTCCAAGTTGAACAACGAGTTTTTGTCGTGACCTTTGAGCAATGCACCGGCAATTGTGCGTTCCATTATTGTGTACTCATCCCCTCGGTCTATCTTCTCCAGTTCCTTTCGACCAAGTGACAACATAGACAACATCGTTTCCTCCACCTGAGTTTTGGTGTATCCGATTTCCTTCATCAATGTGATGAGCTTCTTTGGTCTGCCGTTTGGATTCATCACTTCTCCTTTGTCAGGTCGTGTCAAAGTTCCTCCGTTTCTTCCTGGTACTTGTGTTGCCATTTTACGAATTAATTACGAATTTTTTTCCGAACTTAATTTTTGCAAGTGAAGTGATTTTAACCACTCCTTGTATTGCTTTTGATCACCAAACTTTGTGTGACATTCTCTGCACAATGCCTGAAGGTTTTCAATCACATCCGGCATTGTTGTTCCACCCATTCCACGAGCTTCAAGGTGATGGATGTCAACGGCAGTTTTGCCACACACCTCACAAGGGATGAAGTCACTAATGTCATATCCGAAATGGTTCAAGTATGTCAAGGTGTGTTTCTTCAAAGTATCAATCCCTCCTCGTTTAATGATTCACGCAAGAAGTCACGCATTTTGATGAGTGCATCCACAACTTCGTCAGGTGTATCATCGGATGCGTACTTTGTCCGTGTTCTCAACTCGTTATCAAGTTCAGATACGATGCATTTCCACTTCCATCCGTCAACTGCATCTTCAAATTGATGGCGTTCTTCGTCAAGGTTGAATTCAAGGATTGCTTTCATTGTGTGGTGGTATTAAGTTTGATATTGCCCATTGCGTTAATTCCATTGCTCGTTTATAACCTTCCGCATAACCATCGGCGTAACTCATTTCCTTTCCCGCAATTTCCATTTCTTTGGCTTGTATTTTCAATTCCATATAATCAGATGTATCAATGTTTAATTGAATTTTTCTAATTGATGGAGTTTCTCGCAAATCTCCCTTGTATTCAAGTTCTTCAATTAACCACTCCACTGCCGTTTGTTGTTTATTGTTTGTCATTTCCGTTTGCGTTTTGGTTTCTGCTCATCATCGGCAAGTTGTGCCAACTCAATTGCTTTTTGGTCTGCCCAAATTAAAAGTGAGAACACGGATTCAATCACACAAGTTGAGCAGTTTGGAACATTGCGACCAAATATCTCACGATGTACATTTTGCAGTTGTGCGGATTGCTCAGGCGTTAATTGGAACACGAGTGTCTTTTTGTAGATCTCGTATGCCGGGCGAAGTGACTGGATGAATTCTATCATAGTTTTGTTTCAAGTAGTGCAACAATTACCGTTGCTATGGATGCGTACAAGATACCCACAAATCCGTAGGTGTATATAAAAAACGACAAGCCAAGCCACCACGACAAGCAAAAAGCACAGTCAAGTGGTTTCATTCGTTTCCATTTGGAATAGTCGCTTCCGTAGAGATAGCGTTTGAGTAGGTCGGCTGGTTTGCCGAAGTTGACGATGATGATGCTTAGACAAGCAATTCCAATTATTTCGTTGTACATCTTTCTTTCATTAATTTAACTACTCGCAATATCTCCCTGACTGAAATATCCGTTTGGCGGTGGATTGCTCGTGCTGACATTCCCGAACACCATAACTTGAATAACTCCCTTTCATAGAAATACGCTTCTTCAGTTACTTGATTTATTTTGTTGATTCGCTTTTGTTCGATTCGTTCATCTTCCTCCCGTTCCAAAAGAAGGTCGGGTTCTTCAGACAAGTGCAAGTCATAGACATCGTATTGATCATATATCCGAGATTCACCAAAGGGATGCCGGTTGCCGTTGATACAAAGGTACAAAAGACGGATTGTCCAAAACTGGATGTATCCGTCGTTGTATATTTTTTCAATTTGTTCATCAGGTTTTTGCAATATGGTCAGAAAGTAAAATTGATAGAGTTCCCTTGCCAACTCATTGTTCTTGGCGATGTTCCTCGTGGCTTTGGTAAGCCAGTCAGCTCTTGAGAGTTCCTCTATTATTTCCGCTTTATTCACATTTTCTTTTCAATACTACAAATATAACCATTGTTTTCGTATTTTTTCTTTACACGCAACATCTCATCTTCAGACCGGAGAATATGTATTGACGAGCTTAGACCTTTCGTGCAAATGCAAACCCAGTAAGGATAAAGATTCGACATATAGTTTGTTGGTTGTTCGGTCATATTCCACAAGAGATTCGTAAACTTGCACGGAGTTGATAATGGTTGAGTGATCACGGTGAAGAATCTTGCCGATGGAAAGATAGGTCATCTTCAAATGCTTTCTACATAAATAGCAAAACAAGTGCCGAGCATCCATAATGTTTTGAGTGCGAACCTTCTCCAAGATTGCATCGGGTGTGACATCATAGACGATTGCAACCACTCGCATCGCTTCAGTCCATTCCGCATCTATCTCGTTGATCTTGCATCTTGGATTGATGATTTCATCTTTGAGTTTCTTGACCTCGTCAATTCGTTTTTGATTCAGTTCGGCAATAACACCCCGAAGGCGTTTAACTTCTTGTTTTAGTATGTGGGTTTCCTGGTAGTGGTTCATAGTCGTTCTTCGTACATTGTGCGTTCACCGATGAATGTCGTTTTGATTGTGTAGCATTCACCGTGACGATTCTTTGCGATAATTAGTTCGGCTTCTTCTTCTTGGAGCTTCTCACCTGAATAGTATGCCGGGCGGAATGGGAACATCACAACATCAGCATCTTGCTCAATACTTCCACTCTCACGGATATCGCTCAGCATAGGTCTCTTGTCCGCTCTCTCCTCACATTTTCGTGACAACTGTGCCAACACTATTACGGTGATATTTAGTTCCTTAGAAAGCAATTTTAAGTTTCGGGAAATTTCTGCAATCTCTTGTTCTCGGTTTGTTTTTGTTCCTTTGATTAACTGGATGTAATCAATCACCAACAACTCAAGTCCGTGTTTCGCTTTGTGAATCTTGGCTTTGGATTTGATTTGTTGGATACTGCAATTCGGATCGTCATCAATATAGAATTGCACCGTCTGATTGTTGGCTGAATTAATAAGTTGCTGAACTTCAAACTCTCGAAGGTTGGCATTGCGAATCTTCCAATTGGCAAGGTCGGTGATCAGGGACAAGTATCTTTTGACAAGTTGCTCGTTGCTCATCTCCAGTGACAAGAACAATCCCTTTCCACCAATCTTTGCGAACTCATACATCAGCGACAATGCGAGTGCCGTTTTACCCTGACCAGGTCGTGCAGCCATAACAATCAAATCACCGTTGTTCCATCCGCCCAATAGTCGGTCAAGTCCTGCCCATCCCGTTGGTCTTCCCGTGAGCTTGTCACCTCTTTGCACCGCCTCGATAATAGCATCAACGGTCTTGTTGGTAACTTGGGTAATCGTAACCGGATCGTTGATGGTTGTGAACTTGGTGTTGTCGACCATTGTCTGAACATTGGTGAGAATCTCTTTTAAGTCCGAAGTCAAATCCAAGTTGGTGATGTTCTCAATGAATTGTTTCTTCAGGTACTTGTGTTCAAGTGCTGGAAGGTGACTGCTGATGTTTGGCATCCCGTAAACATTCTGCGTGAGCTTGACGATTGTCACCATCTCAGCACGGCTGAACTTCTTTCCCAAAGTCAGCACATCAATCTCATCGTTATTGATGTACATCTCCAACATTGATTCGACAATGCGTTTGTTCAGGTTGTCTTCAAACCATTGCGATTTGATTCGTGGCAACATTGCACGAGTTTGGTCGTAGAATAGTAGTTGACCGATTATGTAATCTTCAAGTTCTTGAGTCATAGTCCTGCAAATTAAATACTTTTCTGTTGATTATTTGTGGAGATGTCACATTATTTGAAAGATTATTATTTTTCCAAGTCCGAACCGCTGCTTTCCAGTTCTTCATTTTGTTTTTACCTACAAGCCATCCGTTGGATTCGTAGTAGTCAAACCACTTCTCGGATACATCAGCCATTCCGATTTCCGTCATATAGGTTTTAAGTTCAAGGATGGATGGTTTTTCAAATCTTGATACCTTCTTTTCTATAATTTGATTTTCATTTTCATTTTCATTTTCCATATGTTGAACATATGTATCAGATATGATAATCATATCATCTTTCTTTTTACGATTATTTCGTCTTGACTCTGAATAGGATTTTCGTTTGTCAATTTCTTCCTTTAATCTCTCATTGAAGAACTTGCCATCTGAATCCTTTTGGAATTTATCAAAGATATCTTCATCATATATTCCGCATATCTGCAACATATCTCGTTCTGACATATGACCTTTTTGATGCTGGATACAAAGCAAGGTGATGAACTTTCCTTTTTGTTCCATTGACATCAGCAAAGTACCCGTCAAGAAATCGGATGAATAAAATAAGAATGCCGGATCTTTGCTCATAAGTAAAAAAATCTTTGAAGTTTTGATTTTATGAAATGTCTTTTTTGATGCCGACTATATGGTTCACCAATATCAATACAAGCCAATTTTAATGAATTATATTTTTTCCCAGTTGTACAGTCAATTACGGGTTTTGATTGGTATTGAATTATTGCCAATCTTGACGACTCGCATAAACCATTTTGCCAAGCGTGTTGTATATTTTCCTGAGGAGTCACCCATTCAAGGTTTGTAAAGTCATTATTTAATTTGTCTCCATCTTTGTGGTTTACTTGTGGTTTATTGTCAGGATTTGATACAAATGCTAATGCCACCAATTTGTGAATTGTTATTGATCTTGACTTGCCATTGAGCCAAATATCAATTTTCCAATAACCTTTAGGAGTTATTACTCGTTTCAAAATTCGTTCTTTCCCATACTTGTAGCTCTTGACTTGCCCGTGATTCGAGATGTAGTAGATGCCGTTGCATTCCGCAATTGCCGTCCATTTTATTTGTTGTGTTCCCATTTTTTTGCATAAAAAAAGCCTTCAAGATAGAAGGTTTACGGGAACACATCTATCAGGAAGGCAAAAAGTTTTGATTATAGACAAACCCGCATTTGTCAATCACTCTTACAAATATAGCGAATTACTTTATTTGTTCCAAATTATAGTGTGGCTTCGCTTGGTTGTACAAATGGATCACCTTAGTCATTGAATATCCCATCTTCCTGGATATTGTCAACCAAGTATATTGGTAGTCATCACGAAGGATGGCAATCGCCCAAATCAATGCATATCGTTCGCTCATTATTGGTCGATAAATTCTGCGTAATCTCTTGCATCCCCTTCATTTTCAAAGGTTGCTAGTAACTCTCCAGCGAAATACACACGCCACTTAACGATGTTGTTAATTGTTGCCCTAACTACCAATGCTTTTATCATCGTATTTATTTTTAAGAAATGTGGCTTGTAGTTCCCAAGTTTTTGCACGGTCATTTGCTTCTTGAATCTTTGACCTGATCTCCAGCAGTTCGGTTTCATAATCCCAAATCAAACGATTCTTGTTTGAGATGGTTTCAAGTAGCTCATCTTCTCGTTCAGTTGTTTTGTGCAACTGGAGAAGGGTTATGACAAACAAGATTGCCATTCCGATAATTAAGTAGTTTTGTATCATTTGCTTTGTTGTTTATTGTTTGTCATCATTGGAAAATTTTTCTTTTAACTTTTCAATTAATAATTTGGAATACATAAATAACTCACTCAATTCCTCAGTGTCGTTTTGAGATTGTATGTGTCCAATTGCTTCTCTTATGTGTCTAATTGCGTTACTATACCCACTAATAAAAGTATCATCATATTTTTCCTTTGGTGCAAAAAATGGGTTTTGCAATTTTTCTTCTCTGTTTGTCATTGCCGTTTGTTGTTTATTGTTTGTCATTTGCTTTTTCCTTTGTAAAATTTGTGTTTGTAGATTGCCTTCGTGTAGGTATCAAATTCGGGGATGTAGTTGTCCCGTTCAAATTCATACGGTGATGCCTCAGGCAAGTTGTCAAAGTCATTGAAGTACTGCTTCAGTTTCCAGTACACGAACATCACCGCAATGGTGATGGGTGTGATTACGATTAAGTAGATTATGTCCATAGTTATGCAATTTCTTCAATGGTGAAAGTTACTGAATCATCACTCTTACTCGCCATCTTTTCGTAAGCGAATGCGTTTGCTTGTTTAAGTGATGCAGCGTAGAACTGGCAGAAGTACAAATCATTGTCTTCATTGTCTTGGTAAATAACTTTATAGCGTTTCATAGTGATTCAAAACAACACAATAACTTTCACAAATGAAAATATATTTTTCTTTGACTTGGTGAATGAACGATTTATTTAGTAATTGACAAAAATAGTTCTCCAGCCGATGCCAACTTCTCGTCAATGATTTCTTGGATGTCCTCCTCCAAAGTGATCAAGGTTTGCGTGAGCTTCTTGCCGATGGGCATTCGTGGATCATAACTCAAGAACAACGCCTCAGTCATCTCGGTTGCAACCATACCCATTTGAACTTGCCAATAGTATTCCGGGCGTTTTGATTTGAACTGCTCGTTGTTGGTGATGAAAAAGTTCTGAAGGTGGTTTCCGCTATTGAACGGACATTTAATTTCAACCAGGTGTGTGCCAAGTGCATCAGGTGAATATCCACCCCATTCGCCATAGGTGATGAAGGTGTATGTTTCCGCACCATAGTATGTGTAAAAGTCATCGGTCTGCTGAGAGAAGTAGTGGAATGCTTCTTTCTCGTGTTCCTTGCCCCAATCCAAAGCACGACCATACATCTCCGCTTTTTGACCGGTTAGGTATTCCGCTGCCTTCTCAAAGATAAATGTCTTCGCAGTTTCTGACAGGTACTCCGATTTATTTTTCGGAGTACCCATCAGTTTGTGAATTTCAGATGCCGTGAAACGAGAGCTTCTCAATTGATGCCAATCGTCTTCGGTCAAATTAGTGTGAATAGTTGGAAGTTGAAGTTTCATTTCTCGCCAATTAAAAGTTTCTGATTTACTGGAGATACTTCAAACTTCGTGGTGATGTCGGTCATCAATCCACCCGTCTTCAAATGCTCAACGGCTTTTGCCCAACTTGGATGCTTTGGTGTGAGTTCATCACGCTTGGGTGCTGACTGCCGTCCCATTGCTTTCTCTCCGTCATCGTCATCGTCAATGTTTAGATTTAGGATTGAACCGAGTGCATATCTCCGAGCATAGGTCATTGCACTTCCCATTGCTTGTGGATCGTTTTGTTTTGCAACCGGCATCACATAGGATGATTCCATCCATTCTCCTGATTCAGCGTGAACGATTAATGTCGTCAGAGCATTATCATCAGGGAATTGTGTGATTGCCAATCCGCATTCGCTTAATGGCTTTTGAATGGTGTCCAGTATGTTTGATAAACTTGCATACTTTGACTTGAAGAAAGGATTGCTTGATTCCTTTCCGACCTTGCTCACCGATGCTTGGAATTTTACCAATGCACCAGCAATGTTCTTGATTGATTCGCTTTTATTCATAGAGTTTTTGTTTTTATAAAAAGTTAGTTCTTTGTCCTATCATAAATAGAACCTGAAATTTAGTTGGTTCAGCATTGAAGAATGCTTCCGAGTTGATGCCGTCAAATTCTTTGATACAACAATCACCAAATCCGCTGGTTGTTGAATTGAGATAATCGTGAAGTTCTTCAATGTGGTTTGCGATAAGCCAATTGTCAACCGCCTCAATTGTGTAGACATACTTCTCTTCGCAGATACGACCTTGCACAGTCAGTATCCATCCGTTGATTGCCAACTCAATCATTGTTCACCTCCCTCAATGCAATCTCAACGACGGCTTTTGCTTTTGGAGAAACGATGTTCCCATCGACTAAATACTTGCGAACGGTTGGAAGTGATACTCCGGTCTTCCGTGCGACAATCTGAAAAAGACCTTGTCTTCGTTTCAGCTTGATTGTTTCAATTGCTTTTGCGTAATCCATAACGACACAAAAGTAAAATAAACAAATCAATAATGCAAATAAAATTTACTTTTAATTATATTTTTATGTCTTCGGAGAATATCAAATCCCCAAAACGAGCGTTCAACTCGTTGACCAATTCCATCTGAATGGATTCGGTGAATGCCTTTTCTAAGAATGGTTGTGCCTTTGTTCCGCTTCGGTGAATCTTTTTTGCAATGGCTTTGGCAAGTGAATCGTAAGTTTGACCTTCAGCCGTTTTGATACCTTTTTGACTGATCCAAGTTTTTAATGATTGCCACAAGTACGGAGTGCCTTCAATATGTCCTCCTCGTGTTGGCTTCCTTCCGTATTCAATGAACTCCCAATAATCCTCAGCCAAAAGAATGGTGTTGATTGATGTCGGTGACTTGGTGATAGTACCAGGAATGAAAGATTGTCGGAGTTTGGATGACGCATTTGTTCCATTGGCATCAAGATTCGCCCAAATCGGTGGAATCACCTTCTTGTTCCACCATTCAACGATGATCTGCTGAAGGAGTGAACCTTGAGATGCATCACCTAAATAAGTATCAAGGGCATCAGGTAATTTTGATAAATCTATTTGAGCCACATCACAACGCTTAAAATGGTTAGGACTACACTCAGCATCTTGTAACTGATTAAAGTGCGTGAGATGGCTTTATTTCGCTTCACAAGGGCATTGTTGTCATCCTTCAGGTATCCGATGTTTGTCTTTTGCTTACCAATGATGGAATCTTGTTGGTCAATGATGACGGAATCCGATGTCACAATTTTGCGAAGAATTGTGACTTGCCTTCTCGCAATTGCACCCTTGACCAAATAATGGTTTGCTTCTTGGATTACACAAGTATCCACCAACACTTGTCCATTGCTGGTCAACGGGATGAGAAACAACAAGAACCACATTCTACAAAGTAGCACTTTTGGGCGATTGTTTTTCTTTGGTTTCAATGAGCTTGTCAAGATACCATTTCGCTTTGTATAAATCTTCCAACCCATTTTTATCCTCGCACCTCCAAATGTATTTGATTATGTTCCCGGTGCAAACTGCGATGATTCCTTTTTTATTGGTGGTTGCTGATTCAATCGCATCAATGCACTCAATTAATCCTTGTTTATAGTGTTTCGGGTTGACTGCATCCATCTCTTTACAAATATATCATATTCTTCTTCCAGTATAAACGAATGACCACCGAGCATATAAACAATGCAATACTCGTGATAAGCACTCACTCCGACAATTTGTGCAGAATCAATCGCACCATCTTCAACGATTTCAACGATGTCTGATTCTCCTTCAACCAAACCCATCCAATTGTCGTTCTTTTGCTCGTGTACAATTTGAACCTTTAAGATCATATCCGTTTGCGTTTTTTTAACTCTTAGATTGTTTTGTGGGTGTAAGCAATAACCTTGCGATGATCACCTTCACGAACTGGATTCATCACTAACCAACGACCTCCGATTGGCTTTGGTGATGCACCTCGTTCAATGTGCCATCCCTTTGAACCATCTCCGTATTCTTCTTTGTATGCTGAAGTACGAATCATCAAGATGTCACGCAGATAAACAGTTCCCTTCACGGACAAGGTTTCAACCGTGTAAGTAAGCTCATAGTCCTCGTGAACGTGACCCATCCAAATTGCATCTGCATTCTCTACATTCACACTCATTCGATTGTGTTGTATTGTTCCACGAGTGACCGCACCACCACCACCGAATCCGTGCATATACTTCATTGTGTACATACAACTTTTGCCGTATTGCTCAAAGGTATACCGAATCCATCCACCGTATCCACCAACCTGAATATCGCTTCCCGTTTTGTAGTTCAACAAAGTGACAAAGCGTTCAATGATGTCGGTTTCTTGGCGTTTGAGAATGTTTGTTTCGTGGTTTCCATATCCGATGAGCTTAATGTTGTGAGCATAGGGCGTGAACCATTCAACGGCAGTTTCAATAATGGCATCAAAGTAGTTTGCAACATTATGTTCAGGTCGGATGTCTGACTTGCTCTTTCGTGGATCATACGCACCTTGCATCAAACAAAACAAATCACCGTTGATTAGGATGTCATTGTTTCCAGCGAGTGCCAAATCAAGATGTCGTTTCAGAGTTACCCGGTCACACTTCGGATTGTCCCAATGCAAATCACTAATCAATAGAACTTTTGTTTCTTCAAACGGCTTGTCAATTTTGAGAACATTGTTTTTCTTCATAGAGTTGTGTCAAGTGTACGATGTATCTCAATTGCTTGTTTCAGACCTTGTGACGAACTTTGGAAGGTGTCAAGGTAGATTGTATCCAAGTGATTAAGATATTTGATTAGAACGCTTCGTTTGATTTTTTCCCTTTCCACAATTCTTTCGTGCAATTCTACCTTCAATAGTGTTTTTGGCTTTGGATGTTCTTCAAAATTGAACATCGCCCACACAACACTAAATAGGTACAACGCAACTATTGCTGAGATAAGGAGTGAGAACTTGGAAGTTGATTGCATATCCAGCCAATATATCAGTTTTTGAATCATAGAATGGTGATGCGTTACCGTTGATGCTTAATTCAAAGTCACCATCGGATTCCGTGTTGGTTTGTACCAACGCAAAAATGTCAGACATAATTTGTGCCGTGTCCGAAAGAACTTCAATTGTGTTGCTCTCAGATTCAAACACACGATCCATTACAATCAATGCAAAGTTGTATGTCATCAACTTTCCAGTTGACTGCAAATTGAAGCCATCTGGATACAACCAAACCAATGGATAATACTCAACATTCTCCACCGTCAAATTAGATTGCTGACCAACGCCAAAGTGACCGACCATTTTATGGCTTTCGGCTGCGGTCTGAATCTTTTTGATTATTTGGTTTAATGTCATTTTTTAGGAATTTGAGAAGTTTGGCTTCGTTGTTTTTTTGCCACTTATTTGTCCTCGTGGGGGAAGTCATAGTTGAAGAAACAATCGTCATATCGTAGTGGTAAATAAATTCCTCCGCTGAATGCAGTTGATTTCGGTCTGATGGTGTCAATTGTGTTGCCGGGATTCAAGAACAATGGATAATCATTTGTATTGGTACGGAGATAATCACGCAACCTATTTGCATAGTATTCCGCTTTGTCACGGTATCTGCCTTCAATCAATGTCATCTCCTCAACGGATACTGCACGAGCATTGTCGGATTCACGAGATGCAACCGATTTGTTCATCAACTTGAATGTCATTGGCAACATCGCTTCGGTCAAAGTATAATACTTCAAACAAGGTGCAATGTATGAATCCAAAAGAGTAACATTCAAAGCACTCAATGTAGATGCAAACGCTTGTGTCTGCAACTGGTTGTAAATACCCGAACCAATCACATCACGGATGTAGATTTCCTGAGCTTCTTTGATTGCTGACTTCAGCAACTTGTCATCAACATTCTCATTCAAAGGTGTGTTGTCCTTCAAATAGGTTGTTGATATGAAATATACAAAGTTTGTCATTTCTTGATTCTCCTTAATAATTGTTGTTGCCAAATGTGTCTGCATTGTGGAACATTCACATCTCTCACGGGGTCGTGATACCATCCGCCTCGTCTTGACCAAACATCAATTCCTGTTTGTGCCGACATCGCATCAATATCCGCACGAGAATAAACACGATTACTTTGAACAATTTGACGGCAGAAATCACGAGATGTTGGGATCAAGATTCCACCGCTGATTCCTGGTGCAATTGAGTATTTGTAACGAACCACGATTTCGGTTTGTAACTGACTGATTTCATCCAATCCTTTTGGTGTTACTTCAAGACCTTGATTGTATCCTTTGATTAACTTGGCATCGTTCAATTTTGCAATGGTGTCAACCACGACTTGTGGATCAAGTTTGGTGATGTTGACGATATCGCCCACTTGCAAACCTTTGTTCTCTTTCAACACATTCAAGATGGCTGATTCAATCGCAGATGCGAAGTCAAATTTCATCGCTTCAAAGTTCTCCGCTGGTTCACCATACTTCATAAAGACCGCTAAGTCACGCTCATCATCCCATCCAAAAGGATTTTGTGATGACATCGCAACGGGCGTTTTCTCAATCTCTTCAAATCCCAATTCCTTCCGTGCTTCGTTCTGCGTTAAAAGTCCAGCAGTAAACAAGGCAACATAATCAACTCCAATTGGTGGTTTGTTAATTGTTTCTAAACGAACTGGAGAGATGAACTCAAACAAGTAAGTCAAAGTATCATCAATCTTTTGTTGTCTTGGTTCGATGTATGATTGTTGGAACATCTCATACGCTTCAATCATCTCGCTACGACCACCCAATTGACCCTCTACACGCACTCCAAACAACATCGGTGAGTTTACCTTGTGTGCAACAAATATCTCTTGTTGTACGGTCTTATTTAGTAAATCAAATTGCTTGTCAAAATCAGACGGTTGCAAGTTGCTTATGACTGATTCTTTCTCTTGTGGATCGTTGTATTGAATGATAAGTCCACCGGCATTGTCCGTGCCTTGATAATTCTCTTTGAATCTTCTTGCAGTTGCACGAGCTTCTTCAGGTGTTGGGATTCCCTTGAATAACTGGATATGAGTTTGTGCGGTGAATCCATTTTTGATAGAGTTCAAATAGTAATTTGAAATCTCGGTGTCAACCTCAATATATTTTAATGCACCGATGTAATCAGGCAAAGGATATTCGCCTTGACCGGGGCGATAGAATTGGCAATAATAAAGTGACTTTGATTCCCTTGTTGTTGTGTTGAATGGGACATAGTGGATTTGTTCCGCTTTGCGGTCAGTCCAATCCTCGCAGTATACATAATCTCCCTCAAGTCCTTTGCGGATATTCTTAAAAGGGATGTGGTAGATTTCAGCAATTGCCGTCTTCGCTTTGTTCCAAATTATCTCCAAGCAATAACCATTGAACAACTCAAGGTCATAAGCAATCTTGTTTTTAACTTGTGCAAGTGTTTCGTAGGCATTAATCGCTTGAATCTTTGCTTCGGCTTTTGCGATGTCAACGGTGTTTTGTCCGATTACCTTTGTCCCAACTCCAGCAACATACGATGCTTTGCTTGAAACGATGGCATTGTGCTTGGGTGACTTGTTGAATAACTCAATTAAAAAATCGGGATACAAGTTGTCAGCACCAAAAGTCACATAACCCTTCGCCTTGTTTTCTTTGAAAACGGGAAGGACATTGTCGTGAAAGTTGATTCTTTGGAAGATCATTGAAAGTAAATAGCAACTTACAACGATTGCAACATACTAATCAAATCGGGGTGGGGATAAACATCAATTTTATCTGCACGAACTGAGTTGTGTGTGAACACTCCGTTCTTGCCTGACAAAGCTCTTTTTGTCACCGACCAAATATCCTCGTGATAAGTTAGGTCAATAGCGTATTTCTCACGCCACAACAACAACAATTCTTTGACTGATGCGATTTGTTCCTTTGTGTAGTTCTCAAAATAGGTGAATCCCTTGTATGGCTTATCAAGTTTGCACACATCTTTGATTTCTTTGCCTACATAATTGATGAACTTGCCGTTCTTCTCAACCAAGTATCCCCAATTACAAATCTCAATCCCGATGGATGTTTTGTCAAGTTTTTGGAATGGCACTCCTTTGAAGTGTGATGTCTTCAGTCCTAAGTGATACGCCCAAAATTTGGAATCATAACCTTGCACGATTTCACCCGTGCGACTTATCGCAATGCACGTTGCGATATTTACTGGATCAGCATCCCAAAATTGAAAGGTTGCAACTCCATCACCACTACCAGCAGTATGATGCAAGTAGATTTGTGACTTTGGAGATTCCTCTTTGTAGAATCCGTTGAACTTAACTTGTTTCATCGGTGAAGAAGTTTGTGATGAACTTTCCAACTCCACCCGCAATGCCGATAATCAACATCAACTTGGGATGGTCAAGGTTCAAACTGGCAACAAACAACGATGCACCGGCAATGGAATCACCAAGCACTCTGAATCGTTTCGGTGTAGGTTCAAAATAACCTTTTAACCTTGTCCTCTTTTTGGTTTGCACGACTTATGTTTGTTTTGGTGTTTGGTATGTCTGCCGAGCTTATTCTTTGGCTTTGCTCTGAAGGTGCTGATGTTATTTGCCTTTGCCATCTATCGCATCAATTTTCTTTGCGTAGTAACGAATCGCAAACAAACCCGAAACAATACCAACAATAGCCAACACAAGTGCAAACAAAGGTTGCCAAGTATTCGCAAAATGCAGAACTGCCGAACTGCCTGAGATAGCCGTTGCAATCGCAGCGGTGGTGTCATTATGAAGGTGTTTCATTCGTTGGGATTATGCAATAAGGTGAATCGGGGAACTTGGCACAAAAGGTCTTGAGATACAAACTCTCATTCCCACTGAAAGTATGCACCCCGCAAGGATTTGGATAAACCGCATACGGCTCAAACTCTTTCGGTACTTCTGCATAAAATAGAATATCAACCGCCCATTTCTTTGATAGGACTGCTGGTGTTACTACCTCCATTCCGTCCATAACGGCGGGGG